TCATGACTTCAGGTAGGCGGAGACCAGGTCGAGGATGGCTTCACGGTCTTCGCTCCCGAGTTCACCGGTATCGGGGTCATCAAACAACAAGCCGCGGCGCTCCATGTGCTTCGTTCCGAACTCGTGGTAGGCGGCATGCGGCTGACCGAAGCCGATTGTTGCGGAATGGGCGTCAGCAGTGTGGGTCAGGCTGCGGAGCATGTCGCCGTAACGGTCAAGCAAGCGGCCGTGTGCGTCGGCGGGATAGTTTGCTTTGGTGCTCTCGGCCCATGATGCCCACTTCGCCCCGCCAGGATCGGCCATGGTTTCGAAACGGTTGCTGATCTGGGTCTCCATCAGCATGCCGATAGCGTCCATCAGCGGCGTCATGTCGTCGATACGCTTTCCAATCTGCTCGAGGTAGTCGGCGACGAACCGGGTGTCGGCGGTGATCGTGAGGGCCATGCGGTCAATCCTCCATCGGGTTGTCGCCCTCGCCCTGCATCCAGCGGACCGCCGCCTCGACGCCTTGCTCGTAGGTCGCGCCGGGCCAGCGCGAGCCGGCGTCGAACGCTTCCATGCACTGGTTGAGGATCTCGTCGATTTCGTCTTGCGCTGGTGCGAGCATGGCGTCTCCTATTGGGCCTTCGAGCGGATCAGATCGGCGAGTGCGGCCGCACGGGCGGCGGCTTTGCCGACGTTGTAGCCGAATCCGGGGTCGATGCCGTGCGGGACTTCGCGGATTTCGCCGGTGCGGCGGTCTATCCACTCGCGCATGCGGATCTCGGGCGCGGCCGTCTTCAGCCCCGAGCCGTCCGGTGCGAGGCCCCGGTCGTAGTCGCGCCGCGTGATCGCGACCACCCGGCAGCGGCAGCGCCAGCCGTTGGGCGGCAGGTAGTAATCCCAGAACGGGTCATCGACCGGGAGCACCAGGTTGTGCAGCGCGCGGTGCGAGGCGCGGACCTTCTCGTCGCCCATTGTGATGTAGCGCAGATACGGGAAGGCGTCCTTGGTGCGCTGGATACGCTCCCATTGCCCCGCAGCGTAGGCAGCGCGGGTGTTGGTGTCGTAGATCAGCTTGAGGCGCTGCGCGTCGAAGGTGGTGGTGCGTTGCTCGCCGTCCTTGCCGGTGATGGTCTTCTCGCCCCACCAACCGGCATCCATCAGCGCGTGTGTGATGTCGCGCATCCAGTCCCTGCGGGACAGCTCGCCGTCGACCGATCGGGTGATCGCGTCCTGGATGGTCTTGAGCAGATCCGCACGCGCCAGGCGCGATACGGTGAACTGGGCGGCGTGCTCGTCCTGCCACAGCTCATACCAGTCGTCGGAGGGGGTGAGCAGCTTGCGTGCCTGCAGGTAGGCGATCGCTTCCTTGGGCGTGAGCCGGAAGAGCTGGGCGAACTCGGCAGGGGTCATACCCCGGCTCCGGCCGTGCCGGCCAGGCGCGCGGCGCCGGCGAGCTGGGCGAGGCGCTCGGCGAGCGGGCCGGCGTCGGGAGTTTTCTCGGCGGTGAGCAGCGCGCCAAGGCGCTGCAGCAGCTGCTCGGCGGTTTCACCGGCAGCGTCGGCTTCGGCAATGGCGGCGAGGATGGGGTCGGTCATCGGCGTGATGACTGCCTCCCAGTCGCCGACGGCGTCGTCGATGGCATCGTCGATCACGTCGCGCCCGCCGGACTCGGCGAAACGGGTGGTCGCACTCGGCTCCGGCTGTTCACCACCGGGTTTCGCGTTGTCCACAACAGGCACGCTGCCGGGCGCGATGGTGGACGGCGCCTTCTTCTCCCAGCCCTCGCCGTAGCGCGCCCGCACCTGGTCGAGCGACAGCTCGAAGCCCATCTCGCTGACGATCTTGTCGGTCTCGGCCTGCGCCTTGAGGTCCTCTTCTTCCTTGATCACGCGATAGACCTGGCACGGCACCAGGCCGTTGTACTCGCACAGCCACCGGATCAAGGTGTTGTTCAGTGTCTCCGACAACAGGTCGCTGTCGGCCTGCACCAGGTCGAGCCGCACGTCCTGGCGTTCCTTGCTCGCGGCCGCCATCGCACCGCCGGACTTGCTGCGCGGCTCGGTGCCGAGGATCACGGCGTCGATCCAGTCGTCCATGTACTCGCACAGCGCCTGCTGGGTGGTGATGTTGCCGCCCACCTTGCTTTCGAGCAGCTCGATCAGCGTGCCCTCGGGCGTCATCACCACGCCGTCGCGTGAGAAGGCGCGCAGCGCCTCGAAGAGCGTGTCCTTTTCCTTCTTCCCGGCGTTGCGCGGGTAGCGCCCCCACGGGGTGGGGGTGCCGAAGCGGTCGTTGAGCTTGTTCCAGGCGACCACGCCAGCGCGCTTGAAATACACCGGCCAGTAGAGCTGCAGGCCGAGGCCAGAGCCGTACGGGTTGTCGTCCACGGGGTTGACCCGATGCACGATGAACTTGCGGTCGGGGATTGGCGTGCCGCGAGTCATGTCTTCTCGGGTCAGCAGATGCAGCGCTGGCGAGGCATGCTCCTCGTCCTGCACATAGCGAAAGCGGCGCCGTGCCCGCTGTGCCACGCGCGCCGGCACCACCCGGTTGTCACGCCGGGTCCACACGATCTCGCCGAGTGCCCACCCGCACAGCACCGCCTCCATCAGCTCCTGGCACAGTTTGTCGAAGGCAAACCCCTTGAGGATGGCCGTCAGAGCCTCGGCGTCCTGCAGGCTCGTGCCATCGACCGGCTCCACCTGCCATGGCTTGGACACCAGCGCGAGGATGCGCTTTTGCAGGGCGCTGAACACCTTGCCGTCGCGCTTCAGGTCGCGATAGATCTCCGCGCCCTCGTTGCCACGCTCGAGCAGCAGCGGGTCCTGGGTGCGCAACACGCCCAGGTAGAGCATCTCGAACGGGTCGCGCAGCCGGCTGGCGACTTCGGTGTCCAGCTCCGGCGCTGGAGTGGATGCAGCTGCATCCTGACCGCGGGGGCGTTTAGTAGCCATGGAGGAACCCTGCAATGTCGGCGCTGCGGCGCTCGCCAGCGCCGTCGCTCATGAATTCGATGGGGGCCGCCGGATTGCTGGCGGCGTGGATCGCCAAGGCGAGCGCCCAGAAGCGGTCGGCGTGGCCGTCCGGGGTGCTGTCGGCAACGAAGCGGACGTTGCCGGCGGCGGTGGTCACCTTCTGCACCTTGCGCAGATCGGCACGGATCGTCGGGTCATCGGGGATGCGCAGTGCGCGGTCTTCCATCTTGCCCTTCAGGGGCCAGGCCAGCGTCTCCTTCACCTGCGCAGAGAAGGTGACTGCCTCCACACTGTGCTCGCCGAACTTGTCCTGCGCATCGTCGGCCCAGCCAATGCCCAGGCCGGTGGCGTCGATGCAGATGCGGTCGGCGATGGCAAACCATGGGTACAGGACCGCCTCCTGGGCGCTCTTCCTCATGCGCTCCAGCGCAATCACCGCACGGGTGTAGAGCACGTCGCCGAGCAGCTCGAGCACCCACAGCACGGTCAAGTCCTTCTTGCGGCCGATATCCACCCCGCAGAAAACCGGCCCGGCAAAGGTGTCGTCATGGCCGCGCTCCCACGGCATGCCCGCCATGTATTCGCAGCCGGTGATCAGCTCGTACTCGATGAACTTGCTGTCGTCGTCGGCCGGGATGCACATGTACTCCTGGTCGAACGATTCGTCGTCCGCCGCCCCCGCCTTCACGAAGTCGAAGTATTCGGCCTCGGTCATGTCCTGCTGCTCGGCATCGGCCGGCAGCGCCTGCTGCAGCTTGTAGAGAAAGCCCTGGTCGAGCGCGTCCTGCAGCGTTACCCGGTGCAGACTGATCTTCTTCGGGTTGCCCTTCTCACGGATCTCGCGCACCAGCCCGTTGAAGAACGAATTGCTGCCGCGGTGCGTGCTCACCAGCTCCATGCTGCCGCCCCAGGTGATGCCGGGGTAGGCGATCGCCCACATCTTGCGCTGGTCACGGTGCAGGGCGAACTCGTCCAGGATGCGGCTGCCGCGTTTGCCCGCCTGCGCGTCGGGGTTGCTGCTCATGCTGTGGATGCGCCGGCCGCTGGCGAACTGCAGCACGTAGGCGCTGAGCTTCTTGTCGGCATCGACTACCACTTCGCCCAGGTCCTGCGCGGCCATGTGCATGATGCCGGCCCACAGCTTGCAGTCCTCGATGAACAGTCGCGCCTGGATGTCGTCGCGGCTGCTCACCCACTCGTCGTGGCGTGCGCCCTGGGCGGCGGCGCGCTCGACGGCGCCGTAGGCGGTCGACCAGCTGATGCCGATCTGGCGTGACTTCTCCATCAGCTTCAGGCGCGAGGCGTCCTGAATCCATGCGGACTGGAACGGCAGAAAGATTGCGTCCGGGTTGGCCGGGATCACGCGGGCGCGGCCCTTGGGCTTGGCGGCCATCATGACACCCAAAACACGAAGACGAAGTCGGCGAAGCCGAGCGTGCCTGCCAGCCACATCAGGATCACGATGCCGCCGACCGTGGTCGATGCAATGCGCAGGATGTCGATGATGAGCATCACACAATCCCCAGCGCTTCGCGGATCGCCCGCTTGGTGTCTTCGGTCACGCCGCCCTTGCTGCCCATCGCATCGAGCTTGGCCTTCTGCTCCTCGAGCAGCTTCTCGCGCGCCGCCTTCGCCACCGCCTGGCGCTCCTTCAGGTTCAGGCTGCGCGCCTCCTGCGCCGCCTTTGCCGCCCGCGCCAGGTCGAGCACGTCGCCAATCTCCAGCGTCTGGTCAGACTGAATCGCGTTCATCGCCGTCTTGCTCGCCAGCGTCGTCACCGCCTGGGCCAGCAGCGCGCCGCTCTTGGCGTCGAACTCCTCGCCCAGCTCGGCCACCAGCGCTTCGGCCGCGGCCGCCATTTCGCGCTCGTGCGCCACGATCTCCTGCACGCCCTGGCCGAAGCGGTGCAGCGCGCTGCGGCTGGGCAGCTCGCCGCTGGCTGCGGCGTCCGGAAAGGTGGCGTGCAGATCCGCGATCAGCTCGTCGAGCGTCAGGCGGTTCTCGCGCAGCCGGCGCAGGATGTGCGCACGCACGCCTGGCGACTGCCTGTCGACGGATGATTTGCGGCCCACGGTCAGGCCCTCGGCCGTGCAATGCCGTCGATCACCACGCGCCCCTCGGCCGCGTCCTGCCCGCGCTCGGCCAGTGTCGCCACCAGCACCGAGCCCGCTTCGTCCACGCTCAGCGTGCCCACCTCGGCCAGCCAGCGCAGTTCGGCCTTCACCTGGTCGCGCGTCCACGAATGGCCGAGCTGGTGCAGCAGGTTCGCGATCACCGAGCTGTTGCCCCGGTAACTCGGCAGCTCGGACAGGATGCGTAGGATCACTAGGCGCATGTCACGGCGAAGAAAGTCGGAATAGCTCATCGGTCGCTCACTTGTGCTGCAGCAGGTAATCGTTGATGCGGTCCAGGCTGCGCGCCAGCGGCTGCATGCTGTCGGTCACCCCCTCGAGCTTGGCGTCCAGCCGCTCGAGCCGGCCCATCAGTTCGTTCAGCTGGTTCGGGCTCGGCACCTGGCGCATCTCCGCCTCCAGCGTGGTGATGCGCGTGCGCAGCTCCAGCAGTTCCTTGGCGCTCGCCGCCTGGCGGCCGATCAGCCACGAATAGATGCCGATCACCCCGATCACGATCCACTGCATCGTCCCGAAGCCGAAGCTGATTTGTTCGATGTTCATTGCGGTCCTTGTGGGCTTTGCTGCGGGTCTTCGTGAAACCGGATCAGCGTATCGAGCCGGCGGCGGCACGCGTCGTACTGGCCGCCGGCATCGAGCGCCCAGCGGGCGACGTGGGTATCGGTGGCAACGTGTCCGGCATCCGCTCCAGCAGCGCCGCCGGCGGCGCCGGACAGGTCGACACGGAGACCGGGGGCACCGTCGAGCACGCGCAAAGCAGGCTCGTCCAGGCACACGCGGCCAGTGGTAGCGCGGGGAATCGCATCATTTCGGTCCTTTCGAAGTCGATCGGCCGCACGCGTCGCGGCAGCCAGCTGGCGGCTCAGCGCATCGCCGAGGGTCTGCGCCGCCTGCAGGCGCGCGAGCGCATCGCGGGTTGCGGCCTGCTCGGCCTGGAGGGCTCGCTCACGCTCGGCGGCGGCTGCGCGTGTGCCGCTCGCCGCCCCAGCCTGGTAGCTCATCCAGCCCACCACGACCAGCACCACCAGCAGCGCTGCGCCCATCACCGGGACAAGTACCCCGTCGAGGTACTTGCCGATCATGCCCAGCCCTCGCGCCGCTGTCGGTAGCGATTCCACAGCACCACCGCCCCCACGGTCAGCCCTGCGGCCGCCACCACCAGCAGGGGATCGATGCCCAGGCCGGCCGCCACCTCGCGCACGTCGGCCGACATCGACGAGGCCATCGCCGCCGCCCCGGTGGCCACCGACACCGCCCCCGACTGCGCGATCGGGCTGGCTGTCATGCGCGACTCGGACTCGGCCGCGGGCATGTCCGCCGCCGCACCGGCGGCCGCATCGGGCAGCGCATCCAGTAGCGGGTGATGGGATGCGGCACGGGTCAGGTACAGCGCCGACTCGCGCGCGCGGCGCGCGGTGAGCCCGCGCACCTCCTCGAGCACGCCGCCCACGCGCGCCTTGTTCCACAGCCCGAAGGCCCGCGCGGCGGCCAGGGGGCTGCCGGCGTTGTGGGCGCGCAGCACCGAACTCTGGCGGAATCCGTCCTTCGCGCCACGGGGCTTCGCGAACCCTTCCCAGCCCATCCCGATGTTGTAGGCCAGGCTCACCATGGCCGCGAGCTGATGCGGCGTCGCCGGGCGGATCAGCACCGCCGCCACGTCCTGTGCGAACTCCGTCAGCCGGCTGCACAGACGTTCGTCGGCCTGCGCCTGGGTCCAGACATCGCCGGGCTGCACGCCTTCGGTCTCGCCCCAGCCGAGGGTCCACACCCCCGCGATGTCGCGGTACGCCCGCAGCCGGCAGCCCTCGCTGCGCGCAATCTCGACCACCCCCGGCCAGATGATCGGCCAGGGCAAGTCCCTGTTCGGCACAATCTCCACGGCGCCCACCCCTGAAAATGACAACGCCCTCATGATCGAGGGCGTGTGGGGGTGGGGCTAAATGAAGGGGTTCAATGCCAGGGGGCGCTTGCTATGGCCGGATGCATAAGCGTCTTTCAATCCGGGGTCAGCATGCGTTCGCCCAGATAGAACAAGCCCCAGAATGTGACGGATGTCATCTGAAAGGCCGCCAGCAGAAACAAGGAAAGGGCCGCCGGCCTGAGCGCGGCGATCATCGTATCGGGGGCGATCGCTGCCACCGGTGTCGCAAGCGAAAGGATAGTGATCGCCGCGATGCTGAAGAGGAAGCTCAGTGCAGTCAGATACGCGAACATGGCACACAGAAAACGCCGACGAGTCAGATGCACCTCTTGCAGGACTCCGTTGTACTTCACCTTCATCGTCGGCGGGGGGCTCGGCATGACGCGGTCCAAGTGCGGGCTGTTGAAGGATGCCACGGCAGCAAGCGCCGCGATGTAGAACCCCACGAGCGTTTGAACGAAAGCGAGCAACCGTGCGACGAAACCCTGCTCACCAAAGGCATTGATTGCCACATCGAACCCAAGCAGTACGGCCATGACGATCCCTGCACCGCCAACGGGCAGCAACCAGTTCACCCACAGCGGCAGCCGCGATGGGTGTCGGATCGTCAAGTAGGCAAAGGGTCTGAAGAGGTCTCCAAGCATGCCGGAACTATACCGTCACGGTGCCACGCTTCGCATCAGCTTCCGCATTTCGGCCAAGATCGTCTGGCTCAGCTGATTCTGCTGCGCCTCCACTTCACTTGAAAACCTGACCGTCTCCTTCTGTGTGAATGCGTTCTCCAGGCCGGCAATGTCCAGAGTCGTGCTGGTCGATGCACCGGTAGGCGTCTTATAGCGGACGCGCAAGGTGTCGAAGTGTTCCGCATCCGGCTTCTTCAGGTAATTCCGCACCGCGTTCACGATTCCTGCACCGGTAACGTGCCCAGGAAGGCCGGCTGTCACCTTGACGACCTGCTGCTCGATTTTCAGATTTCCGCCGGAGTCGAACTCCCGGTCCTCATGAGCAATCAGTTCCATGTACTCGAACTCGCCGGACCTTAGCGCATTCGTGAGCGTCTGGCTCTTGTAAGCCGAAGGAGTGAATCGGTACGAAACCCGATACTGCTCTGGATTTCCTTTCTCGTCCCGGGCTCCGCTGGGATTGTCAAAATGGAAAAGATCTTGATAGGCGGGCAGTTTCGATGCTTGCTTCGACAGCCTTTTGAACAGGGCGGCAACGTCCTTTGCCCCGATGCCAGCCCCCATCGTTAGCAGCACCGTCGCGGTGTGTCCGCTCGTATTCGGGCGGACCATCACATGCGAGGAAATCTCGATCCCCTCGGTTTTCGTTTTGCCCGCCTTTCTGGTTCGCGCCGTATTGAGGTCGCGAAAGGCAACGTCAGAAACCGCTGCGTCGGCCTTGTTCAGCAGTAGTTCGTACCAGCCGTTGACTGAATCGAAGTAGGCATCGGCCAAGCTCGTCTTCGCCAGCTTCGTCTTCGACACCTCAACCGGCAGCGCCACTTTCAGCGCATTGAAGCATGCCAGCATTTTCGGGAAGGTCGTCTTGGCCGGGTTCTGAATGGCCGACCTGGTCCACGACTGCATCTCGATCTCATAGAAATGCACCGTACGTTTGTCTAGCGGTAATGCCATACAGGCTCCTTCTCACCCTGGTTTCTCGTGTTCAAGTGCAACGATTTCCACACGACTACCCTCACGGCCGCACCTTCGACGCAATCCGCACCGCTGCGTCTGCCAGATCCGCCAGCATCAGCGACATCTCACGCATCGCCTTGCCCACGATCAGGAACAGCAGCCCCATGAACACCCCGACGAATAGCACCCCCACGCGCGATGCGCCGCTGCCGGTCCATGCCCCCATCACGCCGCCCACGAAAGCGGCCGCAGCCAGCACCAGGAACACCAGGTACACCAGCCCGACCAGGCTCCTGAAGGTGGGGTACAGCGACCCGGTCCGCAGGCGCCACGCGAATTCCTCGACCGTGTCGTCAGCCGCCGCGTGCGCCCGCACTTCCGCGTGTGCGGGGCTCACCGGCCGTGGCGGCCGCGCCGCCCATGCCGCTTCCACTCGGCTATAGATCGCCCCGCAGCTCGGGCACGCCTCCAGTTCGGCGCCGGTGGCCTCGGCGTTGGCGTGGCCGCATTTAAGACAGTTCCTGGTCATGGGTTCCTCTCATCGATGAGCGCCTGGCTGTTTGATCACTCCGCGTCTTGGCGCCATTTCTTGACGAATGCCGCCATCGCTAAGCGGCCGGATTTTCTTGCCGCTTCCCATTCGTCCCGCCGGCGCTGTTTGTCGCGCTCGGCCAGCAGGCCGATCTGTGCATGCAGCTGCTGCCAGCGCTCGGCTTCGGATGCGTGCTGTGCTTTGAGATCCGGGCGCTGTTCGCGCTTGCAGAGGAGCGCGGCATCGCGATGCAGGCGGGCGCGCAAACCGGCCTGCTGGCAGCGGCGAACGCTCCGCGGCTGGTGGCCGAACATTGCCTCGGCCCACTGGTTGCTGTGTTCGATCAGCCAGTCGATTTCGCTCATCGCTTCGTCAAAGCGACCCGCATGCTGCAGATACTTGGCGAGCTTGGTTTCCATGTACTCCACGCCCATCAGGGCCTTCCGGCGCCGCAGGCATTCGATGGCCGCGTCCAGGTCACCTTCCCGCTTGTACGCAGAGGCTTCACGGTCGAGGCTGTAGGCCTCCGATCCGAATCCGTGATCGCTGAGCGTGCTCATGCCGCATAGCCCCCTCTCTGTGTGCCTGCCTATCGAGACCGGCCCGGCTTCACCGTCACTGCCCGCCACATCGCCACCCCATCGTCCCCGGCCACGCATTCGCGCGTCGGCGGTCCGGTCAGCGTGCTGCCGATTGCGTAGGGCTTGCCCTCGAACTCGCAGACGGTGAGGCGTTGCTCGACGAGCGCCGCCCGCTGGGCTTGTTCGTAGGCTGCGAATGACGCCCCTGCGGCACCGGCGCCGATAAGCATCGAGAGCGTCGCAAACAGCCGCGCACGCCTGCGCGAGGCGGCGATCGAGCGGCCCAGCACGGCGTTCTCCAGCCCCGCCTGGCGCAGAGCATCGATAGCGCTGGCGAGCTTGCCTTCAGCGATGCCGAGCAACTGCTGAAGCTCGGCGCTGCGCCGGACCGCCTCCTCGAGCTTCGCGGCGAGTTCGCCGTTCCGCACCGCAAGCGCTGCCAGCTCGCGGGCATGCAGCCGATCGGTATCGGATGGAGCCCCCGACTTAGCTGCCTTGAGTGCAGCGACCTCGAACATCAGGTCCAGGATTGCATGCGTGCTGCCAAGGTGATCGACCCGCATCTCCCTGACGTAATCAACGCCGGCGTAGCGATGCAGGGTCCGCCACGTCTGACGGGCTGAAGGCCCGAACTCCTTCTCCAGCCGGATAACCTTGGCGTTGAGCTCGGTGCGCTCCGGCTGGGTCAGGAGGCGCATCTGGCTATGGTGGTGGTGCACCGTCTGCACCGAGCGGTCCTCGATGTACACCTCGCCCGCCGTGCGGTTGCCTTCACCCTCGACCGAAACGTCCATTGCTTTACTTCTCGTCGTAATCCCTGCCCGCGGTGCGGTTGTTGTTACCCGACACCACCACGCCTCCAGCCGCCTTGCGTGCGGCCGGCTTGGCCGCGCCACCCGTGAGCAGGTCTGCCAGCACCGCCTTGCGCCTCGCCACCGGCAGCGCCCGGTAGGACTCCACCAGCAGCTGCTCTTCGGCCGACAGCCCCGCCGGCAGGCTCGCCGCGCGCTCGCCGGTGAGCACGTAGAGCACGTCGACGCCGACCGCGGCCACGCGCTCCAGGTAGGCGGCATCCGGCGATCGCTCTCCGCTCTCGTACTTCAGCTGAGCCTGCTTACGAACGCCGCCCGCCTCGCCCAGAAGCTCTTGGCTCTGGCCGAGGCGTGTCCGCTCCTCCCGCAATCGCTCCCCAATGTTCATACGCGTACATATCCGTTGACAGATACGCGTTTGCGTACCATCATTCAATCACACCGTCGCACAACGAACGGCAACTAAAGCGACACGCGCCAACGTGCCGTCAGCCCCCGAAGGAGCTTCAACCATGAAACTGCGCACCCCTGACGAAGCCCGCGCCGAACTTCAGGCCAAGGGCATCTCGATCACCCAATGGGCGGTCGCCAACAAATTCTCGCCCAACCTCGTGTTCGAGGTACTGGGCGGCCGCAAAAAGTGTATCCGCGGCCAGGCCCACGAGATCGCCGTCAAGCTCGGCCTCAAGCCGGGCGAGATCTGCGTCGACCCTGCCCGAGCCCTCGAACCTGCATCCGCACGCCAGCGGGTCGCCGCGTGAGGCCCGCCATGTCCATTCTCAATTCTGCGACGACTCGCCGCCAGTTTCTGGCCCAGGGCGCGACGATGCGGCAGTGGGCGCACCGCCAGGGCCTTCAGCCGCTGCCAGTCGAATCGCTGCTCGACGAACCAGCACATCAGGGCGATCGACCAGCAGCCCCAGCATCCGATCGATCACCGCCTCCTGCATCGACCCCGGCCCGACGTGCTGCGACCGCCAGTCCGTCAGCAAGCGTGCGTACTCCGCGGTGTCCATCTGCCCAGCCTTGCCCAGGCACATCACCAACACCTCGAGGGTTTGCATGACGCCATCGATCGCTTGGAACAGCGTGTCGTCGCCATTCTCCGCGGGCTCGTCCATGTGGTTCTCCCGGTTTCTACGTTCGGCTCTAGATTCTACGACAGGCAAATGATTTTTAAGGCAGAAAAAATGCTCACCGTATTCATTCCAGATCTTCCCGCCGGCTGGGAAGACCAGCTTCGCAAGATCGGCGCCAACCGCGCCATCCAGGTGCAGGGCCGGCGCTACCCGGCCCCGATCGGCGCACCGGGCGACCTCGTCATGGTCCAGCGCGCAGCCTGCGGTTCGCTGCCGCAATGGCTTCGGGGCCCGCTGCCGCCTGGGTCAGGAACTTCAGCACCGCGAGTTCCCGATGGATCGACACGAAGCACTTCGGCACCACCGCGCCGGCTTCGCAGTCGGGGCCGTACTGGTCCCAAAGCGAGCAGGCCTGCGCATTCGGGCAGCGTGAAGCTGAAGCTGGGCAAGCGGCGGTGGTGGCGGGGTGGCTCATCGCAGTCTCCTCGGGATGTGACAACCGCATCCTAGCCAACGCGAAAGGCATTTCCCCGTCCCGAAAACGCCATTTGTTTAGACCCTCCCCCGATCGAGCCCTTCCAATGTCACGCCGCCATTCTTCCCCCGTGCCCAGCTCGCTGCGCGCCGCGTTCGAAGCGGACAAGGCGCATGCGCTCAAGCACCGCCGCCTCAACGTCGAGCGCCTGGCCGAGCTGCTCGGCACCACCCCGGCCACCCTCTACAAGTGGATCGAGACCGACACCATGCCGGTGCGCGCCCTCATCGCCTGGCAGCACCTCACCGGCGCCCACCACGTGGTGCGCTACCTCGCCAGCCGCGAGGGCGCGGTGGTGATCACCGTGCCCACCGGGCGCACCGCCAGCGCCGACGACGTGCATGCCCTGCAGGCCACCGTCAATGACGCCATCGGCGCGCTGCTCGATTACCTGCGCGGCTCGCTCGACCGCGACAGCACCCTGGGGCGGCTCACCACCGGGCTCGAATCGCTCGCCTGGCACCGCGCCAACGTCGAGAAGGCCGATCAACCCGAACTGGAGTTCTGACCATGACGCCACAACACATCCCCGCCGAGCTGGTCGTCGATATCGCCCTTCGCCGCGTGCAGCGCTGCATCGAAGACGCCCGCGCCGCGGCCGACCTGCTGCGCGCCGGCCAGCTCGACTGGCTCAGCGCCCACTACCTGATCGGCACCCAGCAAAACGCGGTGGATACCGTGTGCTGGACGCTCGAAGCCGTGCTCGACGCCGCCGGCCTGTCGGCCTCGATCGAACGGCTGATCGAACTGCGCACCACCGCCCAGGCCGCGCTGCAGGCGCTGCAAAGTGCGCTGCGCGAGCAGCACCTCCTCGACGGCCCCACGGCACGGAGGGCGGCATGAGTCGCAACACCGACTACACCAACGCCGCGCAGCAGCGCCTGCTGCGCCTGCTCATCACGCTCTTCGGCGACGTGGTCAACGGCTACGCCGCCGGCGCCCTGGCCAAGGCCGTGGGCTGTGCGCCCGGCGTGATGACGCGCGACCTCGACAACCTGCGCACCGCCGGCCTGGCCGAGAAGGACGAGGACACCGGCCTGTGGCGCCTTACCGCCCGCCTGCCGCAGCAGGCGGTGAAGGTCTATGCCGCCATCGGCCGCGCCGAAACCCGCCTGGCCGAAGCCAAGGCCGCCATTCACCGCAACAGCGATTACTGAGGAACACCATGGATAACCACATCGTTGATATGACACTTGCGCTCGAACGGGAAAAGGCTGAGCGCGCCTACCTGATCAGGCTGCTCAGGTTTTTGCTTGACGAGGTCGAGGGCGCGGAAACCGATGCCGAATGGGCTGCGAGCGTCGTCAGTGACGGCGATTTCGATGCGACGTGGCAGGTCCTCAAGGATGCCGAGAAGGACCTTGGCGCGATGGTGACGCGGATGGCCTTGCATCTGCGCCTCGAGCGCGCCGAACGTGCCGCCGGGGGTGTGAAATGACCGCAGGACGCAAACCCCTCGCCGCACCCAACCTCGCCACCGCCGATCTGCAGGCGCCGTCGCTCGACGGTGCGCTGAGCGTGATGCGCGAGAGCGCCATCAGCGAGCAGCAGGAACAGATGACGGGCGTGTTCAGCCTTGGCCAGAACGTAGGCGCCGCGCTGATGGCCAACATGATGAAGAGCTTTTCCGCTGCGGCGGAAGTTCGGGCTTTCGAGGAAATCAATAAATCCAAATCTTTCAGGGGCTTGCCAATCAAGCACCCAGATGGAGTTCTGCGGCCGGCGGAAAACATCGACGAGTTCTGCCGCCTGGTATTCGGCCGTGGCTACAAGGCGATGAACGACAGCAAGGTGATGCTGCAGCAACTTGGAGAGCAAGCCTATGAAAACGCCAGCCGTCTGAGCCTGAACCGCTCTCAACTGCGGCTGCTGCTATCTCTGCCGGAGGATGACCGCACCATTGTCGAAGAGGCGATGAAGTCCGACAGCAAGGCCGAGGTCGTAGGGCTGATCGAATCCATGGCGAACAAGCTCGACGAGGCGCGCGCCGAGGTGGAGCACCTCAAGGCAGACATGAGGGCGGTGGAAGACATCTCGGCCGAGAAGTCCAGGCGCGTAGAAACGCTGCTGCGTGAGAAGGCCCGCATCAAGGCCGCGCCCCCCGATCAAGTGCTCGCCGATCTGCAGAGTGAGGCTACCCGCATGACCAACGACGTGCGCGGCGGTGTCGTCGGTCAATTGCGCCAAGCGCTGATTGCGCTCCATGGTCATGCTGAAGTGCACGGCGGAAGCGCCCCCACGGTGTTCATGGCCGGCCTGGTGGGCCAGCTCGAAGACGATCTGCGCGCCTTGCGCGCCGAGTTTTCCCTGCCCGAGGTGTCGGCCGACGAACACGGCTGGATCGGCGCCGAGGACTGAGCCCGATGAACGCCGCGCTCCTCCATGCCCTGTACGACGTACACCACCGCGCCCAGCTCGCCGGCCACGGCGGCAAGACGGCGGTGTACGACGAGGCGTGCCGCCAGCTGGGCATGGCGCGCGCCACGCTGCTTCGCAAGTTGAAGGACATCACCGTGAAACCCGAACGCAAACAACGCGCCGACGCTGGCGCCGTCACCCTGCCGCGCGCCGAGGCGGTGCTCGTCAGCGCGCTGCTGATGGACAGCCTGCGCAAGAACAACAAGCGCCTCATGAGCATCACCCAGGCGGTGGAGCTGCTGCGCGCCAACGGCGAGATCCGCGCCGAGGCGCTCGATGCCGCCACCGGTGAGCTGCGCCCGCTGTCGGACAGTGCCATCGCCCGCGCCCTGCGCAGCTACGGCCTGCACCCCGACCAGCTGCTGCGCCCCAGCGCCCACACCGAGCTGCGCAGCCTGCACCCCAACCACGTGTGGCAGATCGACGCCAGCCTGTGCGTGCTGTACTACCTGCAGGCGGGCGACGCGCGCGAGGCCGGGCTGCAGGTGATGGAGGCGGACAAGTTCTATAAGAACAAGCCGCGCAACCTCGCCCGCATCGAGGCCGACCGGGTGTGGTCGTACGAGGTCACCGACCACTATTCGGGCAGCCTGCGCGTGCACTATGTGCTGGGGGCCGAGAGCGCTGCCAACCTGGCCGAGAGCTTCATCACCTTCACCCAGCAGGTGGGCGGCAGCCCGTTCTACGGCGTGCCCTTCATCCTGATGATGGACATGGGCAGCGCCAACACCGCGGGCGCCTTCAAGAACCTCGCGCGCCGCCTGCAGGTGCGGCTCGAGGCGCACATGCCGGGCAATGCGCGCGCCACCGGCCAGGTGGAAAACGCCCGCAACATCATCGAGCGCAGCTTCGAGTCGGGCCTGCGCCTATCGCCGGTTGCCAACCTCGACGAGCTCAACACCGCGGCCGTGCGCTGGGCGCGCTGGTACAACGCCAGCAAGGTGCACAGCCGCACCCGGCGCACCCGCTTCGACGCCTGGATGGACATCACGCCCGAGCAGCTGCGCACGGTCGACGCCGAGCTCGCCCGTGAGTTGCTCACCCACGCACCCGAGTCGCGCAAGGTCAGCGGCACGCTCACGGTGAGCTTCAAGGGCGCCGAATACGACGTGCGCGCGCTGCCCGGGGTGATGGTCGGCGAAAAGCTCGAGGTCACCTACAACCCCTACAAGCCCGGCACCGCGGTGATCGTCGACCGCGCCGAAGACGGCAGCGAGCTGCTGCACACCGTGCCGCAGGTCGAGCGCAACGAGGCCGGCTTCCGCGAGGACGCGCCGGTGATCGGCGAGGACTACGCCGCCCAGGCCGACACCGCCGCCGACACCCACCGCAAGCTGGTCGAGCGCGTGGCCACCGGGGCCGACACCGACGCCGAGGCCGCGGCCGTGCGCAAGACGCGCGCGGCGAGCTTTGGCGGGCGCATCGACCCGGCCAAGGTGATCGAGCAGACCCCGGTGCCCGACTACCTGCCGCGCCGCGGCACCGAGCTCGACCCCAAGGTGGTGTCGATCGACCGCAGCCCGGCCGTGCTGCTGACCCACTTCCAGGCCGCCCAGGCGCTGCTGCGCGCCGGCCTGGCGCTGACCGCCGACACCCACGCCCGCATCGCCGAGTGGTACCCGGACGGCGTGCCCGAAACCGATATCGATCAACTCAAGCACCGGCTCACCGTGCGCAGCGGACTGCGCGTGGTGGGCGGGCAATGACGGAGGCGTCGTGCGACTGAACCTGAAACTGCTGTTGCAGCAACTGGGCATCAACCAGAGCGAGCTGGCGCGCGCCGCCGAGGTGAGCCCGGCCACCGTGGCACAGCTGGCCAACCACGGTATCTGGCCGCGCAACCCCGCCCGCCGCCGTGCGCTGCGCACCGCCATCGAGCGGGCGCTGGCCGGCGCGGGCGCCACCCCGGCACAAGTGGAGAGCGCCTTCGAGAACTGGCCCCGGCCGCACCAGGGTAGCGCAGCCGGCGCAACCGAGGCCCTGGAACACCCCGAACCCACCGACCCACCCGATCAGAACGCCGAGGATGAGCAGATGTTACTCCGCAACGAAACCCTGACCCCGGATGCCCGCGAGCATTTCGGCCTTGCACGCAGCCCTTTTGTGGACGACGTGCGCGCGCTCGACGACGTCTTCACCAGCACCGCCACCCGCCGGGCGCGCGCCGCGCTGATGGACTGCGCGCTCAACCAGGGGTTCGTCGCCCTGGTGGGCGAATCGGGCAGCGGCAAGACCACCCTGCGCGAAGAGCTGGAAGAGCGCATCCGCATCGAGCACCGCCCGGTGGTGGTGATCAAGCCCTATGTGATGGAGATGGAAAAGTCCGAGCGCCGCGGCAAGCCGATGTGGGCCGGGCAGGTGTCCGAGGCCATCATCCGCGAGCTCGACCCTTCGGGCAGCCTCCCCAGCTCGACCCAGGCGCGCGCGAAGCGCGTGCGCGACCTGCTCGCCGCCAGCCAGCAGGCCGGCTACAACAACCTGCTGGTGATCGAGGAGGCGCACCGCCTGCCGGTAACCACGCTGCGCGCACTCAAGGGCTACATGGAGCTGAAGGTGGGCCTGCGCCGCCTGCTTGGCGTGGTGCTGATCGGCCAACCCGAGCTCGACGACACCTTGAGCGACAAGCTCAGCGACGTGCGCGAGATCGTGCAGCGCTGCGAGCGGCGCGAGATGCTGCCGCTCGATGACGATCTGCCCCCCTACCTGGCGCACAAGTTTGCCCGCGCGGGGGTGGCGCTCGCCGACGTGCTCGACGAGGCCGCGATCGACGCCATCCGCGCCCGCCTGGTGCGCCGCCCGCGCGGCGGCAGCCTGGCCGAGGCGCGCAGCATCTGCTATCCGCTGGTGGTGAACAACCTGGTGGTGCGTGCGATGAACGCCGCCGCTGCGGTGGCCATGCCGCGGGTGACCGCCGACGTGATCGCGGGGTGCTGAGCATGGCGACCCAGCACGAAATCGACATGGCGCTGAACCTGGCCGACCGCGGCGCCCGCGTCACCCTCACGGCGGGCGAACTCATCGACGGTGATGTCAGCCTGGTGGTGCATCTGGTGAGCGGCTGCCGCACTCCGCGCCGCATCGGCCACCTGCGTGTGAGCGAGGCCGCCGCGCTCGCGCTTACCGTGCAACTGGGGGAGGTGCTCGGGCTATGACACACCCCGCTTCCGGCGTGTCGGCTTCGCCCGATGCACTTGCCGAACGCATCCTGGCCGCGATCACGCGCAACAACAGCAAGCGCCCGGCGCGCGCCGCCGATGTCTTCGCCCAGCTCGGCGGCACCGAGGCCGACTTCTGGGCGGCGCTCGAAGGGCTGCTGCGCAACACGCGCATCCATACCGCCCACATCCAGCGCCCTGCCCAGGGCGACACCGCGCCGTGGCTGGCGATCTGGCCCACCGGCGTCTGCCTGCCGGCGCCCGCGTGGTCGGCCAGCCGCATGTCCAGCCTGTTCGTGCGCCACGACAGCGCGGCCTTGAAAAAAGCGCATTCACCGCGCAGCCGGCCGCGCGGCCGCGCCCGCCGGGCGAAGGAGGCCGCATGAAAACGCGCTGCCCCAACTGCGGTGCCGCCATGAGCCTGGACGCGCTGCTGTCGCACGAGGGCGCGCGCGAGGCGCTCGCCCTGGTGTTCCAGCTCTCGGGGGCGCTGGGCGCGGCGGTGACGCGCTACCTCGGCCTGTTCCGCCCGGCCCAGCGCGAGCTGAGCCTGGACCGCGTCGCCCGGCTGCTGCGCGAGATCGTGCCCGACCTGCAGGCGCAGCGTATCGAGCGTGCCGGCACGACCTGGCCGGCGCCGCCCGAGGCCTGGATCTGGGCCATCGGCCAGGCGCTCGAGGCGCGCGACACGGGCCGGCTCAAGCTGCCGCTCACCTCCCACGGCTGGCTGTACGAGGTGATCAGCGGCTGGCGTCCGGCCGCTGCGACCACCGCCGCCGCAGGAGCGCCGGTGCTGCCCGTGCAGGCGGCGCCGGTGCGCCCCTCGCGCACCCTGGGGGCGATCGCCGCGCTGGAGGACCGCGCCCGTGACTGACATCGCCCGCTGGATCGAGCGTGAAGTGGCTCNCGGCCTGCAGGGCCTGGTGGCCCTGCGCCTGCCCGGCGCCCCGGGTGAGGACGCGGTCACGCTCACCCTCGATATCTGGCTCGCGGCGCTGGCTATGCGCACCGCGGGCTGGGCCGAGGTGCAGGACGCGCCTCGCCTGCAGGCCGCGTTCCGCGCGCTGTACGCCCAATGCACCGCCTGGCCGGCGCCGCGCCAACTGCTCGACGCGCTACCCAGCCGCGCCCCACCCACGGCGCTGCCACCGCCGCCGATGACGGCCGAAGAGCGCGCCCGGAACCGCGCCCGGCTGACCGCCCTGATGCAGCAGATTTCCCACCACATGACAGGACACGACACATGAACGCCCAGACCCAGACCCCTGCACACGACGACGTGCCCGCCGGCTACATGCAGAACGCCGCCGGCCACCTGGTGCCGATCGACCAGGTGCGCGAGCAGGATCTGCTGCGCGACCAGGTTGCCCGCGAGATCGCCGTGGAGGCAATTGCCCTCAACCAGCGCCTGCGCGAATTCAAGGCCCGCACCCTCAACGATGTCGCCGATCTGGTGCGCATTGCCGGTGAGAAGTACGACGTGACCTTGGGCGGCAAGAAGGGCAATGTGCAGATCTGCACCTACGACGGCCGCTACAAGGTGGTGCGCCAGGTGGCCGAGCGCATCGCCTTTACCGAAGAGCTGGAAGCCGCGAAGGCGATCATCAACAACTGCATCGACCGCTGGAGCGAGGGCGCCAATCCGCACATCCGCGCCCTGGTCGACCGGGCCTTCCGCACCGACACCAAGGGCCAGATCAAGACGACTGCGGTGCTCGAGCTGCTGCGCCTGGAGATCGACGACGCCGAATGGCAATCCGCCATGGAAGCGATCCGCGACAGCATCCAGAGCACCGGCACGGCCACCTACGTGCGGGTGTACCAGCGCATCGGCGACTCGGACCAGTATCGCGCGATCGCGCTCGACCTGGCAGCGGTGTGACCATGGTCTACCCGATCGAAGTCGCCGTGCGCGATCGCAACAACACCTATAGCTGCCGCTTCCCGAACGGGGTGCGCGCGAGCAGCACAAACAGCCCGCAGGTCGCCGTCGAGCGCCTGATGGACAAGGTCTGGGAGCCGGGCACGCACCGCGCCACCCAGAGCGATCGCATTGGTGATACCACCTATTTCCACATCACGCCTATCGAATTGGAGGTGAAGTAATGGACAAGCGTGACGACATCCTCGCCAAGATCCGCAAGTGCATGGATCTGGCCAAGTCCGGCAGTGAGCACGAGGCAGCGGCTGCACTACGGCAAGCGCAGAAGCTGATGGCGATGCATCAGGTCAGCAGCGTCGAGATGCTCGCTGCCGGCGTCGGTGAGTCGAAGGCGAAGAGTGGCGCGGTCGCTCGACCAGCGAAGTGGGAGGGTGACCTGGCCGCGCGAGTTGCCCGCGCCTTTGGCTGCAAACTCATCTTCTCCAGGTCTTCCTATTACTCGGCGCACTGGCTCTTCGTCGGCGTAGCCCCTGCCAACGAGATCGCTGCATATTCGTTCGAGGTCCTGTTGCGCCAGGCGCTCAAGGCGCGAGGCGAGTTCATCGCGATGACACTCAAGCGGACCAAGAAGTCGAACAAGACTCGCCGCGCCGACCTGTTCAGCGAGAGCTGGGTGTATGCGGCGTGCGCCAATGTCGCCGCACCAACGCCGCCGACGGGCGCAGAGGGCGCTATCGACGCGCATATTCAGCTGCATCACCCCAGTCTTGGCGAGCTGGATGTGGCTGACCGAAACGCCGGTCGGAACTTGTCGGTAAAGGACGAAGCCGCGTTGGCCGCGGGGCGCCTATCCGGGCGTGGGGCCCGGTTGCATGCAGGCGTAGCGACTACCACCAATCTCATGCTGGAGGGTTGACCATGGTCTCCGCCACCCTCATCGCCGCGCGTGCGGCGCAGCACGCCCAGCTGATCCGCCAGATCCACACCGCCAAGCGCGACCTGGGCCTGGATGACGACACCTACCGCCTCACGCTGGCGCGCTTTGCTGCCGGCAAGACCAGCAGCAAGGACTGCAGCGCGGCCGAGCTGCACGCCGTCGTCGAGCACTTCCACGACTCGGGCTGGCCGCGGGCGGGCGGCGCACGGCAAAAGCCGCTTTCGCCCCGGCAAAAGAAAATGTGGGCGCTGTGGCAGACGCTGGCCGACCAGGGCAAGGTGCGTAACCGCCGCATGGCGGGCCTGCTGGGCTGGGTCGCCGGGCAGACCGACAACCAGGTGCAACGCCTGGACTGGCTCACGAGCGCGCAGGAGCACACCCTGATCGAGTCCCTCAAGCAATGGGAGGCCCGCTGACATGAGCGCCGAGCCGAGCCGCCTCGCCCGCGCCACGGTCGACGAGCTGGCCCCGCTCGCCGCGCTGCTCGACCCGGCCTACCCCGAGAACTGGGCGCGCATCGCCGAAAGTCTGTACCTGTCGCTGCGCGATCGCGGCGCGGCGGACGACGCGGCGGCGCACGCCCGCCTCGCCCTGGATCTGGCCGAAGGGCTGCGCGCCGAGCTCGGCGGCAGCCAGTTCTACCTGGCCAAGGGCCAGGGCTACGAGTTGAGCTTGCGCGATCGTCAGATCCTGGCGCGCTTCACCGGGCACAACCACCGCGCCCTGGCGCAGGCCTTCGGGGTGACCGAGCGCCACGTGTACTCCATCGTCGAGCGCCGCGGCCGGGAGGAGTTCGAGCGCCGGCAGGGCAAGCTGCCGGGGCTGGACGCAGGCAGCGCCGCCGCCGGGGGCGCATCGTGAAATCGACCCGCTGTGCCGTTTGCGGGGCGCTGCCGTCCCGGATGCCTGCGCGCGGGGGCGTTCGGGGCGCCATGGGCTTTTATAAAAAGGCGCAGGGGTAGCCGCGCTAAAATCGGTGCTCGCCCTGGGCGCCCTGGGCGCCCTGGCGTGCGCGCTGTATGTGCGCATGCACTTCGGCCGGCAGCAGATGCCCGCCGGCAAACACTGAAACCCTTCATTACGTAGCGCCGAGCCTGCCTCCCCATAGTGCGGGGCATGGCTACCGCACACCTCCCTTCCGTAATCGAGATCTTCCGCCCCGGTCGGCACATCGACGACCAGGGCGTTGCGCGTGAGTTCACCGCCGCCGACCTCGGGGCGATCGCCGCCGGCTACGACCCCGCTCTCCACGAAGCCCCCCTGACCGTGGGCCACCCCGCGCACGACCGCCCCGCCTACGGCTGGGTGGGCGCGGTGCAGGTGATGCCCGATGGCCGCCTGGCCATTACCCCGCGCGACGTGGAGCCGCAGTTTGCCGAGATGGTGGCGGCGCGCCGCTTTCCGAAGCGCTCGGCCGCGTTCTATCCGCCCACCCACCCGAAGAACCCCACCCCGGGGCGCTGGTATCTGCGCCACGTGGGGTTCCTGGGTGCGCAGCCGCCGGCGATCGCCGGCCTGCGCGACGTGCAGTTTGCCGACGATGCCGCCGGCACCGTGAGCTTTTCCGAGGCCGGCGGGGACTCCGGCCATCACCCCCACCAGGAGCACCGCACCATGACCGATGAGGAAAAGGCCGCCCTCGCGCGCGCCGAGAAAGCCGAGGCCGACGCCCGCGCCGAAGCCGAAGCCCGCACCCGGGCCGAAGCCGAAGCCAAGGCCGCCAAGGAGGCACTGGCCCAGTTCGCCGAGCAGCAGCGCGCTGCGCGCCATGCCTCGCACGTGGCGTTCTGCGAAGGGCTGGCCGCGGCCGAAGGCGAGCACGCCGGCAAGCTGCTGCCCAAGGACGTGCAGATTGCCGCCGCCGCGCTGGATGTGCTGGCCGATGCGCAGCCGGTGGAGTTTGCCGAAGGCGACACCACCCGCAAGGTGAGCCCGGCCGAGTGGCTCCGGGCGCACCTCACCAGCCGCGCCCCGGTGGTGCAGTTCGGCGAGTTCGCCCCGGGCCAGGCCGGCACTCAGCGCCTGGCCCCGCCCAAGGACGACGCCGAGCTCGACGCCCGCGCCAAAGCCTATGCCCGCGACAACAAGGTGAGCTACACCGAGGCGCTGAGCGCCGTGGTGAGCATCACCGCCTGACAGGAGTCACGCCACCATGCAGATGACGCTCGAACAGATCCGGCTGAAGCAGAACCCGGTCCTCACCAACATCCTGCTCGGCCTGGGCCAGGGCACGATGATCGCGGAGCGGCTTTTCCCGCGCTTGCCGCAGGCCCTGTCGAAGGTGACCTTCGCCAAGGCGGGCGATGAACGCCTGCGCCGCTACAACCTGCGCCGCGCGCCGGGCGCGACCACCAAGCGGGTGTCGATCAAGTACGACGGCGCCACCTACGAGGTGAAACAGTACGCGGTGGATGTGCCGATCCCGCGCGAGCTGATCCGCGAGTCCGAAGCCGCCGCGCGCTTCAACCTGACCGCCAACCTCGACATCAGCCGCATCGCCATGGTGACGGCCAACGACATCCTGGCGCTGGACTACGAGATCGAGGTCGCCGGTCTGGCGACCGACGCCGACCAGTACGCCGCCGGCCATGTGCTGAACCTGACCACCGGCACCAAGTGGAGCGAGGACACCGGCACGCCGATTTCCGACATCTCGGATGCGATGGAGGTGATCCGCAAGAAGATCGGCAAGCGCCCCAACCGCCTGGTGCTGTCCGCCGATGCCGCGCACGCCATCCGCCACAACACGGAAACGCGCGGCTACCTGCCGAGCACCCAGATGGGGCCGGCAAGCCTGGATCAGCTCAAGAGCATCCTCGGTCTGGCCGAAGTGGTCGTCGGCGACGCGGTGTGGATCAACGATGCGGACGTCGGCGCCGACGTGTGGGGCAACAACGCGGTGCTGGCCTATGTGCCGGCGCTGTCGGGCAGCAGTGGCGACATCAGCCTGGCCGAACCCGCCTTCGGCTTCACCAACGTGATCGAAGGCCACCCCTTCGCCGAACAGCCGCGCTACGACGGCGACGCCAAGAGCTGGATCTACGGCGCCACCTACGAGCGCCAGGCCAACATCGCCTACAACCAGGCGGCGTTCCTGTTCACCAACTGCAAGTGAGGGCCGACATGAACGACATCGCCAAGCATTGCATCGCCCTGCGCGACCCGAAGGGCAAGCGCCTGCAGCTGATGCCCGGCCAGCCCTTGCCCGATTGGGTGGCCGACGAGACCCGGGCGCAGCTGCGCACGATGGGGGCGTTGGAACCGTACCGGGTCGCGTCGGCCGAGGAGGTTGTCGAGGACCCGGAGGCCGACGCAGAGGCACTGCGCGCTGCGGCCGAGGCGGTGACGGCGCCGGGCGGCAGTGTCGAGGAAACGCTGGGGGCAGAGGCCGCACCGGCGCCTGGCGCCACGCCCGAGCCCACCGGCGTCGCGGCGCAGACCGCCCCCCGCCGCTCC